ATCCTGAGCAGGAAGATCCTGAGCAGGAAGATCTTGGGCCGGAGGAAGTTGAACAGGAGGAGGAAGAGGAAGAGCCTGCTCCAGCACCTAAGCGTCGGGCACGTCGCACGGCAGCTTAAACAGACGGGGGCAGCGTAAGCGCTGCTCCCACCACACACAGGAGATCGCTATGACCGACTACACCCCATCACACACCAAGTATAAGACGATCCGCACAGCGGAGGAGCTGGAGGACGTACTCGACGTGGTCGGCACCAACCCTGCCGCTCTCGACTTCGAGGGCTGGAACATCGTTCGCCTCGCGCAGGTATGCAACGCCGACGGTTGGTGGGTCATCGATTTCGGCCCCGCTGATGACAACTGGTTTGGTGAGGTCGCGCACTGGTTTGAGGATGGCAAGTGGATCGTATTTAACAGCGGCCACGAGAAGCGCTACTTCGCCAAATACGACAGCTACCCTACCTGCTGGGACGTCGGCTACCTACGCCGCGCGATCGAGGGCGGTGGCCACATGTCGCTCAAGCGTCTGGTCGGCTGGGAGCTGGGCATCGAGATGGACAAGACAGAACAGGCCAGCGCGTGGGACGACGGCGACCTGACACAGTCACAGCTGGACTACGCGGCAGGCGACGCACTGTACACGTGGGACGCGTGGCGCAAGCTGATAGACCGCGCCGACGCTGACCACATGCGGGCGTTCAACCTGCTGGACGGCATGGCGGACGGCGTGATCGAGATGGAAGAGGCGGGCCTGCTGCTCGACCCCGTCTACCACAAGACCCTGATCGTCCACTGGCAGAAGCTGAGTGACGAACGCACATCTCAGATCCGCGAGCTGGTGACAGAGGACGAGGTGCCAAACTTAAACAGCGGCAAGCAGTTGAGCGAGTTCTACTCCCGACTGCTGCCCGATGAGGTGCTAGAGACGTGGCCAAAGACAGAGAAGACTGGCCTGCTCTCCACCGCGAACAAAGATCTGATGAACCTCGCAGGCATCTATGGTGGCACTCCGCTGGGCGACAGCTTCCGCTTGATGGCCGAGCGCAGCACGCTACAGAAATACCTATCCAGCTTTGGCGAGACGCTGCTCGCGGCTGCGAAGAGATCTAAAGACGGACGGGTCCGCTGCCGATATAACATCGCCGCCGCGATCACGTGCCGGTTCTCCAGCTCAGGCCCTAACCTGCAGCAGGTGCCCCGAGATCGCGATTTCTTTGGGGAGCGCATGTCGATCCGCAAGGGTTTCATCGCAGCCGAGGGCAACCTGCTGGTCAGCTATGACTACAGCGGTGTTGAGATGCGCGTGATGGGCCTGCTGTCTGAGGACGAGCTGCTGATCCACGACGTAGTTTTTGGCGACGTACACAGCGAAGCCGCCAGCTTGGCCGCAGGTCGCAAGGTGGATCCGAAGCTGAACAAGGGCGACAAGGAGCTGAGGCAGGGTGGCAAGCCCATCAACTTCGGCATCATCTACGGCACCACCGCTCTCGGCCTGTCTGGTCGTCAGGGGTGGACGTTCGATTTCGCCGACAACGTGATACAGAAGTGGGGCGCGCGCTACCCGAACGCCTACAACATGCGCAACATCGTGCAGACTGAAGCCAAGGCCGACGGGTACATCCGCATGGTCGACGGTGGCACGATCTACATGGGCAAGCAACGCCCCAGCCTTACCCGATGCGCCAACTACCCAGTGCAGCGCGCTGCCCTGTCTGTGATGGCCCGCGCGATCATCCGACACAAGGACAGCTTGGACGACCTGCGCGACCTGCATCCAGACGCTACTATCATGATGTGCTCGACCATCCACGATGCCCTGATCGACGAGTGCAGCGCGGACATCGCACCGCTGGTCATGGCCACGATGAAGAGGGACATGGAGCTGGGCTTCCTCGACGTGTTTCCTGACCGCAGCATCGAGCGGCTTGTAGAGGGCGGCATGGGTCCGAACTGGGGTGAACTTGAGGAAGTGTGAGCTGCTCCCACTTGACGTGAGCTGCCCACTCACCTATCTATAAGGTAGAGAAGGAGATCAACATGAGCTTTTTAGAGAAGGCCGCACTAATAATTCCTACGTACATAGTGATTTGCTTGGTGGGCACCGCCATAATAATTTTTATAGAACGGAGAAAATGATATGCTTAAAGATAGACGCAAAGACTGGCAGAAGAGCTGCATCAACTACTCGTGGTCACGGTGCGGCTCTATTGCCACCGAACGCGCCCCCAAGTTCCGCGCCCAACGCGCGAAGGCGTTACTCACTGGCGGAGGCCACCAGACAAAGTTCACGTGGTTTGATGCACTGTCGACGGACAAGTACCGTGAGCACTTGGGTGCTGTAGGGTGATACTGACGTGGGCATCCAGCAGCGGCCATCTGCTTTTCTACGTTGATGGTGTACTGGTGGATGATCTGCACGGCGTTCGACTGGGGATAATCCTTGGCGACATCAGCAGCGCCTACCGAAAAATATACGACGAACCCCAAGGAGATGAGACTGATGAAAAAGAGAAGTGAGCCTGTCGCGACAGCGGCACGTACGAGCAGTTACTACCAGCGGCAGGTCGCCGCTGGTTTGGTGCGTGTGAGCACGTGGATACCTAAAGACGGCAAAGAAGACTTCAACCTCGTCGTCGACGCGCTGTACGAGAAGTGGACTGAGGATGGTCTACTCGGCTGACGCCACTACCGTAGTACACTCTCGAGACCACGTGTCGTTCGTCTTGAAGTCACGCCGCACATTCCAAGGAGCGTTGGCACTTCGCCAATCCAGTTCCTCTTGGGAGAACTGGCGTGGCTCCTCGACGTCGCAGAACGCCGCCTCAGTCGGCGGCAGGATCTCGATTGACGGCTCCGCTCGGAAGCATCCAGTCAGCAGGAGCAACCCGCAACTCATCATCAGTAAGTTTATCGATCGCATCATCACTCTCCTTGTCTTCGATTAAGTTATCTGCCCGCGCGCGACAGCCGTCAAGCAGCAGGGTGAGTGACGCGTTACGCACTTCAGCAGCTACCCGCCGCTCTTTCTCCCACGCCAGCGATACTGTCTGAACGCCGCCGAAGGCAACGCTGGACAGCAGCGCGCCGATCATGATCTTGGTAAGCACCGCTACTTCTTCTTTGTGGGCTTGGACGGCTTAGGCTTAGCCATCGTCGGCTTCCGCTTTGTTCCATACGCCATTTTATTCTCCTTCTGGTTACGTCATTTATTTTATGTGAGTAGCACGTATGCAAACCCAGCTAGGCCCACAACTACAAACAGTAGGAACCCCGTGCGTAGCGCAGAAATCAATGCCACCCTGCAGCCCATGCCCGCAGCCTTTCCTTTAAGATAAACGCTGCTGTCAGGGCTATCAGCACGCAGCCTGCCATAGCGATAATCTGCGCCGTGCCATCGAGTGATTGGAACGCTGCCACCGCACCGCCAACAGCTGACGCACCCTGCACAATAGAAGCCTGCACTGTCTTGCTCTTGACAGGCTTAGTGCGGGCCTTTGGCGTGGCTAATGGTGTCCGCCCCATACGACTGAGCACTTCGGCACCGCTTATAGTGCGTAACCGACCGAGCAGCTTTCCGTTCCCGTCCGTTCTCCAGACAGGAATTTTATCGCCGTTTGCATCGTAGTCGCCGGTCGTGAATAGATCCATCTCTGCGGTACGGCGCTTTCGTATTTCGGGGGGTCTTAGCCAGCCCATAAAACTTGTCGCCGCGTCTGGGTCGCCCGCATTTATGCGCTTAGTCAGCTTGGCTCGATGGACGCCGCCGGTGTTAAAGTCGAACGACACCAAGGCGTCGAATTGAAACTGAGATAAGGCTACATTTATGGCGGCACTGACCCGCGCCTCGTAGCTGCCAACGTCCTTACGAAACAACTCTAAGGCGTCGTCAATAGCAGCCTCAATGTCATCTGGCATTGCAAGATCCATCGTCGACGGATCAACTCCGCCTGCGTTTGCTGTGTGCCCGATGCCGTAAGTCAAGACGCCCACGCTGTCTAGGTAAGGAGCGGGCACGATGCCTTCGTGCTCGGCAATCTCCAGAAGTCCCTTGTCACTAAGCCGCATATCGTTTCCTTTTATTTATTCAGCGTCGATGCGCCAAAGATGACTAGCCCCGACAGGATGAAGAATAGCGCGGCACCAAAAACCATACCTATAATTGCCACGATCTTGCCGCGCTTTTCTGCCTGTACTTTCAACGCGGCGGCGTGCCTTACTCTAGCTGCCGCCTGTTCACGCAGTACCATTTCCCATAGGTTGGGAACTCCAGAGTACAGGCAGACGCGGCGAAGTTCATTGATCGCTTCTCGATGTTCAATCTTGGCTTGGGCTATTGCGTACCCTTCGGCCTCTGTGGATTTCAGCTTACCGAGAATACCTCTGTGCTCTCCTGCCTCTGCCCTTTTTATATCCTCACCCAGCTTGTCCAGCTTAACAAACTCAGGCATCAGTGAAGATGCGTCCTGCCCTGCCTTAACCGCAGCAGAGATTGCACCTGAAACGGCTTTGACTGCGCCAGCTAAGGCAAGAACTTCAATCATTAGATAACCCCTGCGTTGAAAGCGTAAGTGATGCCTGCTGCAATGGTGATCCAAAAGATACGCTCAGCGAACCGCAGGTATTGCCCGTTGGTGCCGACCTTACCTTCGACTACAGTCAGACGCTGGCTGTCTACGCCTTGCTTGCCGTCAAGCGCATCCATCCTTTTGAATAGTGTTATCATCCGTTCTTCCATTCGAGCCAGCGCCACGATGGCGTCTCCAACTTGGTCCAGTTTCTTCTCTATGCGTTCCAGTCGTGCATCGTCAGTCATAAGTTACCCTTGGCGCTTATCAGTACGGATCAAATAGTCACGTAGTTTCGTTGTTCGTTGAGCAGCACGTCGTTAAGTGAGCCAGCTATCCCAAGGCCATCTATATTCTGTGCGAACGACCCCTCCCACCAGCATTTACGCAATACGTCTAAATCGGAGCTGGAAGGGCCAGTGTGCGTGCGGTAGCTGCCTAGTGCTGTAGGCTTCTGGCTCGTCTTGACCATGTGCTTGAAAGAAGCAACTTCGGAGCATTCCTCCATGCAGGCCATTCCTCGCTGTTTGGCGAACTCCCAGAAGGGTGTCTTATAAATCGACCCTGCGAAATAGTGCATCATAATAATCCGCTCTGCGGCATTGACTGAGCTTGAATACGCCGCTTCCGCATGAGCTTCAGGATGTCCTGATAGCCAAGTCAACTCTGCGCGTGTGTTGATGACATCGACAGTTCCAAATGTTGTTGCCTCTAGCGGCTCCAAGAAAAAAGATGCGTTGCCGTTATAGACTACCCGACCATTGAAGTTCTGCTTTCGCCGATAATTGCTAAAGGAGAACGAGCTGGTGTCGGTACTAGGGTCGAGACCGAACTGAGAGAATACGTGCTGTACGTCCTCCTGCACCTCTTCGAGCGTGTTGATGTCACTGTTGTACAGATACCCAATAGAGCATCTGTTCTTGAGGGGGATGCCGAAGACCCAGCCGTAGGGGCGGGCAATGGCAAGCGTCTCAGTGAATAGCGGGGCTTCCCAGTAACACTGATTTACGTGAACAGCATTGACTGGAATGTAGGGGGACATATAGAAGTCGTCGTACCCACTCGGCTTCCCTG